AACAAGAACTGACGATACAAATGTGACGTTAACACTAGGTGGATCACCTTCAACAGCTCTTGTTAATGCCGCATCAATAACAGCTGGTTGGGCTGGCCAACTTTCTCTAGCGCGTGGCGGTACAGCGGCTACTACAGCAGCTGGCGCTTTAACTAACTTGGGCTTTACGCAAGCTTTAGTACAGCATGTTTATACTTCGACAGGCGCAATGGCAAATGGAAGTACTGCTATGCCATGGGATGATACTATCCCACAAATTACTGAAGGCGTCGAATTTATGACTTTGGCTATCACGCCAAAAAGCGCATCCAATATTTTAGTCATTGATGTGGTTTGGCAGGGTGCATCAAACGTATCTGGGGCAGATATATTAACGGTAGGTTTATTTAGAGATGCAACAGCAAATGCTTTGGGTGTTGGTTCTTTAACTACTGAATTTGCAGGCTATACAACAACAATTGCTTTTACAACCATTGTAACAGCAGGTTCTACTAGCGCAACAACATTTAGAGTTCGAGCAGGGGTTACAAGTGGTGCTTCGGTTACTTTTAACGGTTCAGCGGGTGCTAGAAAATATGGCGGCGTAATGTCTTCTTCAATTAAGATTACCGAATACACACCATAAAAAGGATCTCAACATGAGCCAAGGATTCACAACACCATTGCCAATTCCAGTACCTGTAAACAAAGGTGGGACAGGCGTAGTTACAACAACTGCAAATCAAATTCTATATTCATCTAGTAATAATGTTCTTGCAGGTTTGGCAACTGCTAACAATAGCGTATTGCAAACAAACGGATCAGGTGTACCAAGTTTGGTTACAACTGTAGGTACTGTATTCACTCCTGGGTGGAATGATTTTAATTTGAGGCGGTATTTATGCAAGACGCGTTCGATAAGGAGCTTTAAATGGCCGGTATAAAGATAAGCAATTTGCCAGCAATAGTCACCCCTGCATTGACAGATATATTTGCAACTGTACAAGGTGGGATAACTTACAAAGAAACAATAGCACAGCTTTTTACATCACCAACGATGATTACACCGATATTAGGTGCGGCCCAGGCTACAAGCATTACATTGGGATCTGGAACTGCATTATCTGATTACGTTCAAGGAACATGGGTACCTATATTAACGCTGGTTGGCGGCGCTGGAAATACAGTACCTGTTTATACAACTAATACTGGTATTTATACTAGAATAGGAAATATTGTTTATTGCCAGATTCTTCTTGATGGCGATGGTGGCGATGAGGGCGCTGGAACAGGTGCTGTTAATATTAGTTTACCTATTGTTGCAGGAGCGAACACAGCAGCCAGTAAAGGGGTTAATGGAGTAGGCTTTAATGGAGCAACTCGATATCAACTTTTTGCTGTAACATCTGCAAGCCAAATCGTGGCGTCAATATTTTATTGGGACACAATATCTTCTTATGTTCCACTAACTGGTGTTGATCAAAATAATATTTCAAGAACGATAGGTTTGGAATTTTCATATTTCGTATAATGCTATTAACAAGCCAGAAGTTCATACCCTCTTCTGGTTCTTCTTTTTATCATGTTTTCTACAAAAACCACTACTTCGTTTTGCGACTGAAATGTATGTTTCTTACTACTGCCTCTTCTCGATATTGCGCTGCCCCAGTGACAGGTAATGACGTATTGGTCGAGCATATCGGGTTGCACTAATATCCTGTAGTAGCGCAATTTATTCTTATTCTTCCAATAATACTCAGTAAACATAGTCATTTAAATAGGCGTCTATGCTTTCTTTAATTGTAATGACGACTTCTTTTTCTAAGTAAAAATTAGGGTCTTGAACATCAACCTCTAAACCATCAACATCATAAAATCTTGCCATGCGCATTCCCCTATACAATAGGGTGCGCATAATAGGGGAATGTTTTGCGCATTGCAAGTGTGTATTTATTGCTCGCCTAGTATGTCGCAAGCATTCTCACATTTGTCACATGCATAGAAACAAGTTTTGCCACGAGGGATTTTCTTCAAAGCTTCCTCATCCATAGCATCTAACTTTAGGCGTCCGCATATAAGCCAGACAAAAGCCTTACAGCATTTACTTAGCATAAGTTATAAACAAATTGCAGGCTTAGCTTTGTGGATTTTCTTTGCGAACAAAAAAGTTAATAATTTTTTCATAAATTTTACTCAAGGTTGATTGATAAAGTTGTTTTCGTATAATCGTCATATATTGACGGTGCATAAGATAATATAGTTTCTGCGTTATATCAAAATAATAATTTATATTTATTTCGCTCTCTTGTTGGGGATGATGATGCAAAAACTTACCGCATATATTTTGCATATCCGCAGCATATTTCTCAGTGTGTAATATATGTGCGTGCCAAAATTCATCGATATCTAAAGACGGTACCAGCTCCTGTGAAAAGCTATCTGTAGCTACTATTTTAATTCGTAAAAAGTTCTTATACTGATTTTCAGCTTCGTTAGCTTGTGCTTGCTTCCAGCCTTTTGCTTTTACCATGTAGTTATTTATTTGTGATAGATCTAGGGATGATATTTTATCATGCATTATTTAATCGCCTGCAATATGACTGTAAAAAAGGTTACTAATAAATATGTAAATGCGCCTGAAAAATAAATCTTTTTCACAAAATCATTTTTAGATAATTCAGCGGCTATGCAAAATAATGCTGCAATAATAATGTAACCTTGATACTCAGTCATTTTAACCTCGTTACCATACCGTCTTTAATTTCAAGACCACGGTGGGTGTCATCTTGTTGTTGCTCTTTTTCTGTAGGAATGATTTTAATAGTAAACGTAAGAGTAAATTTTTCTCTATCTGCTATCTCTACTGTTTTTATATTATCTTTTATCATGAGTTATCCTAATGTACTTCTATTCCTAGCTGAGAATTCAAATTCGTTGCTAGAGCATATTTAAGCTTGTCGATTTCAATTACTTCGCCGGTTTTTAATTTAAAAAATTCCTCTATCCATTTCAAAGTATTTGCATCCATTGATGCCATCACCATAATAATAATATTAATAAAAGAGTTCATGGATATATTTGAAAGATTCTTATCTTGTAAAACATGATTTTCAATACGCTTCATCATATAATTAAAAGTAGGGGCTCCTATTAATTTAGCGAAATATTGCAAATCTTTATCAGACATTTCTAATGTTTTATTCATGGCAACTCCACCCAATCTTGTGCGGTGAATGATTCGAAATCTATTACGTAGGGAAATGATTCCATTGAATGGATAACAAGATATTTTGCGGATCTATCAAAATAGATAAAGCTATCTTTCCAGTCTCTAATCTTGGCTTTTAATCCTTGTTGAAGATAATCTATAATGTCATAGAATTTAAATTCACCTTCAATGCCCTCAACTTTCCAACCATCTGAAATCATCACATCTTCGTCATAAGCATAAGGTTGTAATCTTGGTTGATACGACTTAACTTCCTTACCGTCCAAAGTAAAATAAATACTTCCAACCCATCCTTGGCGAGTTACTTTTGAGCCGTTCTGTAATGCTTCCATTGCTTTATTGAATTTCATTTTAAATTCCCTTTATTAAAAATAATCATCTGGTACTGCGTTATCATTTAAGCATTCGTAAAACTTCTCGCGGACTTCTTCAAAAAATTTAACTCTAGCTTCATCTTCGCCGTGTTTTGTTTCACTACGTAGAATGCGTTTGAAATCGCCTATTGCATTCCACATCTTCTGTGCTGCATTTACTCGAGCATAATTTTCCCGATCGTCTGGATCATCTAAATTAAATTTAATAGTTGCTTTCATTGAGTCATTCAGCTTCACCTATTTCTCTAAGTAACTCCAGCGCATCACACGCTAAGCACTGACAGTTGATGCAGCACGAGTTTTTGCTAATGCTCTTAACAAACTCTAGCAACTTATTATGTCGCGCAATCCAAGCCTGCATACAGCCACGGCAAACCAAATCTAATTTATGAGATTCGCATTTGTATGGGTTAGTGGTCATATAATCCTAATCCTCTTCTTTGCAGCCATCCTTCACCCACTGTACGGCATGCTTATGGCCTTCTTCTGCTTCTTGCCATGTAGTATAGCGGTCTTCATAATCGAGACTCTCGCCATCTTCAAAAATCATAGTTTCAAAAACAATTGGTGTCTCATTATCAAAAGGAGAATAATTATGGCAAAGACCAATAAATACAGTTGATATTCTTTTACCATTGATAACCTCATCCGCAACGTGTCGTTGATTTGGAGATATCTTACTTTCAATAAATGTAGACCATTCTTCCAAAGAATATTTAACTACATTTTTATTTTCATCTAATTTGTAAAACATAATTATTTACCAAGCATTTCTATTTCTTAAATAGGTGGGATAGCAGGGATTCTCACCCTGCGACCTCTCTGGTTACTTTAATAGCCTCACTGCCCGTTTCAATTCTGAGGTATTATGGGCACATATTAAAGCTCGCCTTACGACACAATCAGAGGCTCTTCGGTTAGCAGGTCTCTTCGAGGACATAATCCTACCCACTACCTTTCTGAGCTTTATCCCATAACCTTGCGTCATTCAGAAGGGTATATCTATGTCATCTATAAACTCATCTTCTGCTTTTTTAGCTGCTAATGGTTTGTTAGCTTCCTTCTTTATGTAATCTTCGATCTTGTTCTTATCTGGATACCTAGATCCAGCGGGCTTCCCTTTTAACTTATCTTCTGGAATAATTCCACCTTCTTCAATGGTTAGCCTAACTTTTACACAACATCCTTGCAGGTTTTCTGGAGAAAGCTTCATCTCCTCATACTCTTTGAGTAATCCTGCCGATTCTGCGCAATGTATAATTTTCCACATCATACCCTTGGTAAATACCAGGAAATCTCGAACGGCATGGGGTTTGCCGTTCTCGTCATATACTTGTACTGTCATGTCGAACATGTTGTTTCCGCTATTAGCAGAAACTTTATGCGCTACTCGCTCAATCAGACCTTCATACTCACCTTCTTTTAGTAACTGGAAACGTTCTTGTAAAGCTTCGCTCTCGGTCATTACTTCATATGCAAACATTATGCTATCTCTCCTTTGACTTTAGATTGTAGATAATTAATAACTTTTTGAATGCCGTCTTCTGTCATCTCTTCAAATGAATCTGCACTAACCTTGTCTAACCATTTTTGCCAAACTTCTTGTGGGATTTTGAATAGATCTATCAAACGAGTAACTTCTGCTATCTGCTCTTTAGTTGCAAATACTTCGGCAACTGCATCACGTTCCAAAACATCTCTACCATAACGTAGTGCTATCTCATCATATGAAAATGGGAAATGCTCAGTATCTGGGAAAGCTTCTATACGTGACTTCTTAACCAACCCAACACGTTCTTTACCGCGCTTTTGTATTTCAAATACAAGATCAAATAAATAATCTAACTTTTTGTAGCAATCAAATGTTTGTCCTAACACTGCAAGATTCTGACCGTATTCGTTCTTAGCATGACTTGTGATAATTACATTCATGTCTAGGCGAAGCAGAAGGTTTAGCAAGTGCTTCACTTGTTTGTTAGCTTCTGAATAATGTCTTCCAAACTCTGTACCATTCTTTAATGCTGACTTATCTAACAAGTCATTATATACAGTAGTTAAAGGATCAATAATCAGAGTCTTGTACTCATGCTTTTCTGTAAGCAGAGACTTTACTTCTTTCATTAACTCATCAAAGTCAGATGTCTGGAAAACCGCACCACCTGCTTTTTGTAATAGTTTTGTGTATTGGTCGTTCTCCGCACCTTTTTCAGTATCTATAAGATATGGGGTAGGGAACTGGATAGCCGCTGTTGTTTTACCAACACCTGCACCACCGTAAAATAATGCTTTCAATCGTTTCTGGATTGCTTCTGGTCGTTTTGCTCGTAAAGCCATGTTACACCTCGTTTTGTTGTTGTGACTATTTAAAGTCTTCGGAAAAATACTTGATAGCCACCTTAATGGCTATGGAGGATGTCTCTAATCAATAAATAATATAAATATAAAATAAAAAGCAACAGACACAACAATCCCCAAACAAAAAGAAGATGAGAATGATGACATCACTATAAAAATAGTGAAGATAATAAATATCCATAAAAGGAGTGATGAGATTGCATATTTTAATAAATTCATTATCTACTCCCGTCATGACATGATTCACAATTTACACTTCCATCATTATAGTAATGTCCATTCGTGTGTGTTGTTACATGCACTACTTCATGCTTATCATTTGTGTAATAACGCTCTTCAATGCCTTCGCCACAATCATCACAAGACGCTTCTACTTCATAGTGAACAGTTAATTTATTATTCATAGTCTTCACAACATTCTTTTAGATTCTCAATAGCTTCTTCTTTTGTCTTGCCCATTCCTTGACATTGATGACCAGCATCATGGGCACCATCATAACCATCGTAAGTTGCGCAATAATCCCAACTTCTTTCAGGTGTTGGATTTCCTGTTTCTTCTACAAATATTTTTCTCATACTATCCCCCAACATAATTCTCTTGCCGCTTTACTTAGTAAGCAAGGCTGATACACTTCAATCTCGTTTTCTGAAACTTCGAAAAACAACTCTTCGTCGTAAGCCATCATTGCATCTTTGCCATATATCTCGTCAAACATCCCCCTCTTTTCAGTACGGTCTCTAGCTTCATCAAGGCTTTTAAATATCCATGTGATGGGATCATTGTTGTAAGCCCAATACCATTTTGTAGACATCAGGTTCTACTCCAATATATCTCACCATTGTCTGGACGTTGACGAGCATACAAGCCGTGATCATTATTGGATGTATGCAAATATTCTTGGCAAGCATCGTCTAGGACACGTTGTAAACTGTCATTGAAGTAGATAAGGACATTCTTTCTGGTGACTTCTGCAAACTTGTCGCGGTTTTCTTGTGAGTCATCACGCAGAAGCGAAAGTAGGGCGCACGTGTAATCACTATTGATAGTGAAGTCATCACCGTAAACACACTCTGTAGTTTCACGGTCAATGCTCTCTAGATATAGTCTAGCTAGTTCACCTTGTTCACGCTCTGGAAGTTGATTAATAGGTAGGTTGTATGTCTCGCCATTGTATCTAGCATAGGTGCTAGCCAATTCTTCGGCGTAGTTATTCAATACTTTGGTATGGTTCATAACTAGTCATTCCTTTGACAGTTAGTGTTGTTCTCATGCCAGATTTCACACATAGGGCACAGAACTTGGGTGGAGCTTGTAGAGCATTCTTGCATTTGCGCACGAGTATGCGCTATTATTACTGCGTTCATTCAATATATCCTTCGACGGTATAGTTTTATGTGCATGAGTAGGGGATTGCCGTTCTCTACTCAAATCTTTTTACTAAGCTGTTTCTTCTACAAAACTTAACTTCTTCGCACGCACCTCGTGTGATTTCCGTGTACCATCTATTGAGCGATATATGCTCATATATCTGGCTAGCTGTAAAATTGTACGGTAAATACGTATCTTTATCTTGCTCTAATTCAAACTTGATGTAATAAGTTTTTAATTTCGGGAATCCTATCAAACTTTGCTTTTCAAACATAACAACTCTGAAAATTGGGTTTTCTTTGCATAGACTTTGGTCGATATCAATCATCTCATTCACCTTGACCCCTTTATAAACGTAATAAACTTAAAATTATCGTATGTAAAATTAAACCTATAATTGTTCCAACAATTAGCCTTGTTGTTTTTGAGACGCTTTTCCAATATTTATAAAATAAAAGCACAGGAAATATAAAACCAGGGCTTGTAATCGTACCTAAAATTGCCCCTATTAATTCGCATAAAATATGCTCTATTATGAAAAACATACTGTATTGATGAATCATCTCTTAACCCCTGTGGCGTAATCTCTATAAGCTTCTTTACGTATCTTCCTGCTTTCAATTATATTATGCGCAATCTTTAAAACTGCTAAGATCATCACTAGACTGAAAACTATTGTTAATGTCGTATCGCTCATCTTTATTCCTTAGCTATTGTCTATCATATGCAGCATTACTGCCGTGAATCGCTCAAGCGCGTCTTTCTTAGAATACGCAATGTCAATAATTGCTATCATTCATAAATTATTTCTCAACTATAAAACAGCTAAACTAAAATCTGCACCGTTTGCAACCGCTGTTTTTAACTCAGCATTTTTTAAATATGTTCTATGAAAAGTTGCGCCAATTAGAATCGCATTTTTAAATTTAGCCTCTCTCATCTGAGCATCGTTAAAGTTAGCTTTTTTAAGATTAGCGCCTAAAAAATTAGCACGTTTGAATTCAGCGTTATTAAAGTCAGCGTTAGATAAATTTGCTCTCGTAAAATTTGCGTCTCCTAGACAGCACCAACCTAATCTTGCATCACTAAGATCTGCATCACTAAAATCTGCACTCTCAAATCCTGCGCATATTCCATGAATCCTTTGTAAATTTGCTCCGCGAAAGTTTGCGCAGGCAAAAAGTACACTTGATAAATATACATCTTGTAAATTTGCACCTGAAAAATCTGCGCCTTGTAAGTCAGTATCTGTAAAAGTTACATCTTTTAAATTTGCCCCTGAAAAATCTGCGTAGCGCAAAATTAATCCGTCCAAGAATTTACCTTCTAAATTTGCACCTCTGAAATCCGCTTTTTGATCACCTTCATCGTCAAGAAAAAGCTTATGCTGTTCTAAAATATTTTCAAATTCTTCGTCAGTCATTTCATTCCCCTATTTTTTAAATTAATTCGGCTGTGTGTTTATCAAATGCCGCAAGTTCTGCTTCTGTCATTTCAGACAGTGGCTTATATGCGTTCATGATTTTGTTTAGTAATTTAAAATCACTCTTAAACTCTGCATCTATCTTTGCTTTGCAGATTGGTAAAAGACTAATTGCGATGTCATTTAATAGATTTTGTATGCTCATACTATTCCCCTCAGTGGCCCCGTAGGGCCGTCTCGTTGATTATTCTTCTGCTAAAAACTTAACTTCTTACTGGTAACACTTCTTTCTAATATGTTCCTTACCTGTTACTGCTTAAGTTGATGCAATTATACCAATGTATCACTTCTTGTCAATGGCTTTCTCAACCTTTTTCATATAAGTTTCGATGCAGTGACAAATAATTTTGGTCATAGAGACTTCTTGGCTAGCTGCTCTTTGCTTTAAAAAAAGCCATAAGTACTTGGGAACTCGTATATTAAAAGCTTTATCTTCTGAATTTTTGGCTGTTATAGGCATAACTGTATCCTTGTTTGAGTATTTAATAAGTATAAATTGATTTGTGCAAATGTATCATATATGATACTTGCAAACAAGGATATAGTAGAGATTGTGAATAATAAAAGATGAGAAACACGAAGATTGTGTTTAATTATTTGTTAATACTAGATTAGTATGTTGGTAGTTTGATAGTTACCCCGAATCGCTTTCAACAATACGGGGTTTTTAATGCCTTGAAGTACAAATTCAAGTTTTGTTACTGGATAGATAATCAATCTAACGGTAATTATAGCTGGGACTATGGATAGGTCAACATCTGAAACAGGGAATTACTATGTTTTTCGCTTACTTACACCTAAATTGTTCAACTTCTATTCTAAAAAATACGATCACCCTGGCTAAGACTCTCACATCTCTTCATTCAACACGCACAATTCGCTTAACCAAAGATAAGCTTACTTGCAAAGTACCGTCCATGGTACGCGGTTGTTTGAAACGCCAGGATAAACAATCCTTACACTATATTGATCTGAAGAAACTATCATCTTCAGGTGATTTCTATATCTCTAAGGGTAAACCCTTAGTAGCCGCACAAATGGACTTGTGCATCTCTCACTTCTAAAAGGACTTATTATCATGTCAGTTGAAAAATATAAACCAGAATTTGAAAACGGTCGTCTCAAACACCAATCCAAACCTTATACATTAACTCTCAATAAGGTGCTTCAGGATTTTACCCATATAGATGCTTTAAGCGTTTGGTGTTACCTCCAAAGCCTTCCCGAAAATTGGGTAATTAGTCCAAAACATTTACAGAAACACTTCGGCGTTGGCGAGGAAAAAATCTATAATATCTTGCGCAAATTGATCTGCGCAAACCTCCTCTTGCGCACCCGTCAATTGTGCGCAAATGGCACCTACTCGCACACTATATATACAGTTCTCAATGGGGAGAACTTCGTTAATATTCAAAAGGATATAAAGAAACCAGCCAAGAAAGTTACTGTCGCGCATCCACACCTCACTATTCCACACCTCACTATTCCAGACGTGGCTAATCGAGGGACTACAAATACAAATAAAAATAAAAAAACAAATATATATAAAAAAGATATTAAAAGCTATTACGCATCTGACGATGCGCACGATATCGCATTCACTGTTTTTTGGCTTCTCTATCCACGAAAAAAAGACAAGAAGCGAGCTGAGCAACTGTGGGACAAGAAAACCAATGATGAACGCGTGTTGATTCTTGAAGATGTTAAAAACCGCATTGCTCAAGATGCACAGTGGCAAGACCATAATTTTATCCCACACCCATCGACATACTTGAACGGTGAGCGTTGGCATGACGATATAACCAAAGCAACGCCAGCTATTCAGAAAGAAGACCATGTAACACGGGCCATACGTTCAGCTATGACTGGGCTTGAGAGGCTTAACTAGCAAAGGCGCTAGTCATGACAATCTTGGATGAAAAGTTGGTAAGGCTTCTGTATGTGCGCTTCTGTACGCTGTTTGGCGGCAAATTCGCAACAGCATCTCATACTGAAGATTTCCAAAAGATGTGGTATGAGGATTGGCAGATAGGCTTGGCTGGCATAGAGACTATACATATCAAGGCAGCTATCGACCATTGCCGCATTAATTTGACGTGGCCACCTTGTTTGGCGGAGTTCAGACAACTGTGTGAGGCGGCATCTGGCATACCGTCTATCGATCATGCTTTGGCTAGCGCTATTCGTGGTGTGTTCGACCATCCCATCATAAAACTCGCTTATGATGAGGTCGGTTCTTGGGCAATGAAGAACTGCAAAGCGGATATATTGCACAATAAGTTTTCTGATGCTTATAAAGTAGCCTTGAGTCAATACCGCTTAAATCCAGAGGTTTTGTGGGCACAATTGGAGAATTCAAAGGCTGTCCCTCTTGAGTTGCCTGAGCCACCGAAGAAGTTATCAGCTAGTGAGGTAATGGACTTTCGAGAGCGCATGGCTCAGTGGACAGCAAGAGCAGCTGAGGAGAAAGCAAGTATCAAGGTTGGTGAGCAGCCTAAGTGGGACGCTGTTGATATTCGTCGGGGTGGCAAAGACTATGAGGCACGCAGGAAGTATTTAATTGGAGTCAGTGAGGTATCGTCATCAGGACTACCTCTGGCTGACCAATATGATAGAATCAGGTTCCTACGCGAAATCCTAGGGGCTGAGCAGGCCGATAAGTTTAAAAGGCTACATTGCCATACCTCTAAGGATGAAACGCCACCACGGGCTTCTAATGGCTCCAGAAGGCCATACAAAGAATGGGGACATGATTAGCAAGTTGCTACACATGTTCCACGCAGAACATTATTCACAAGGATGTGATATGAGTCGGTTTCAAAAAGTTGTCAATCTCACAGACAGGCAAGCAACGATGGAAGCGTTAAAGAAGTTATACGGTACAGATGGAGTAGCCAAGGATGGCGATACTATTAGCAACAGAGAACCAAGAACAGCGTGCGTTAGTGAAGTGGATAAGAACTCAGCCGAGTTTCGATGGGCTGCTAATCAAGATGAACAACGAGGGAAAACGAACTCCGATCCAAGGATATCATTTGAAGATGATGGGTATGCAACCCGGAGCAAGTGATCTCTTTCTAGCATATCCAACCAAGCAGTTTCACGGGCTTTGGCTTGAGATGAAACAGGCCCGAAGATATACGCCATCTGAGATGAGAAAACCTTCATGGACTAATCAAATATCTTTCCTTAAGCGTATGATTTCAGTGGGATTTTCCGGCGAATTTTGCTATGGTTGGGAGGATGGAAAGAAGATTATCGAAAGCTATCTCCTTACGAATTTTCTCCCATAGATGCCCTGTATACTTTGGTGCTGTAAAACATGCCACTCCTTGAACGAAACGGACTTGCACCACCCGCTTATGGCGGGTTTTTTTTAGGTAGTTACTTATGATAATCAACGAATGTTGTAGGGAACATGTCTATATCGAGTCCACTAACTGTGGGTATCACTTCTTTTGTTGCAGAAAATGCAATATCGAGTGCGGTACAATGTCATCGTTTTTGTGTGGTTTTAACGCTTATGATAACATCGCGTCTTCTCTCGATAATCTAACCAAGGACGCAGATTGTGCCGAAATTTAGTCAAGCTTCATTCTCAAAGCTATCAACGTGTCATCCTGATTTACAAACACTCTTCTATGAAGTCATCAAGAACTTCGATTGCACTATCATCGAGGGCTATCGAAACGAAGCAGATCAGCAGAAAGCTTTTGAATCAGGCAACAGTAAGATCCGCTACCCTCACGGCAAGCATAACAGACAGCCATCTCACGCTGTCGATGTATCTCCTTATCCAATAGATTGGAAGAACGAACGTAGGTTTTATTGGTTTGCAGGTTATGTGCTTGGGATAGCACAGAAGCTAAAAGACGATGGCAAGATCACACATGCGATTCGTTACGGTGGAGATTGGAATGGTGATAAGAATATAGTAAACGAGACGTTCAAGGATCTTGTTCACTACGAACTTATTGGGTAGATATCCTGGTACAATTTAATTGAGTACAACTATTAGGAGATGCCAATGGAATGGCTGAACTATATCAAGGATGCAATCAAAGGTAATCCACATCTTGCCGTTGCTGTACCGGCAGTCATGAGTTCAATTTCATTCGTTACAAATCTACTAACCGCTTTGAGTGATGGCGTTATTGATGATACCGAACTCCATCAATTGATGTCCTCTGCTAACGGGATAGAAATGTTGGTATTGTTTTTAATTATGATCGCTTTAAGAGATAAGAAAAAGTAAGATACACTGAATTTACACCCACAACGCTAAAGGATTAGCATAATGGCTGCAAAACCAAAGACCGCAAAGACTGCTCCTATTCCCAAAAACCCGAATGGCAGACCGTCTGTATTCACTCCCGCAAGGCGAGAAGCAATACTCGATGCTATTCGTCATCGTATTCCCTATGAGCTAGCTGCTAATGCCAACGGCATTTGTGCAGAAACTCTCTACGCCTGGTTACGCCAAGGTCGAGCTGATAGAGCTGAAGGTAAGAGTACCGACTTCTCCGTATTTTCCGAAGATATCAAGAAAGCTGAGATGGTAAGAATGCGTGAACATCTCGACATGATCGCTGTAAAGCCTGAACGTTGGCAGGCTGATGCTTGGATATTGGAACGCAGATGGTACAAATATTTCGGCCCTAATGCGCAACTCAATGAACTCAATAACCGTTTAGCAAGACTTGAAGGTGGAGAAGGTGATGATGAAAAAGGTAATGAAGAAGGCGGAAGCTAAGAAAGAAATCAAAGGCATGAAAAAGGCAGCTGACTTTCCACAAGCTAAGCCAAAAGCCACAGCAGTAATGAAGCATGTAATGAAGAAGGGTTGCAAATAATTTAAGGAGAAAATCATGGGTGCCAAATACGTATCGGACAAACCAGATGGTTATCTATCAACACGCAACAACGTTTATCTTGATCGTGAAGTGAAGCAAGAAGTACGTACCATGAAGGAACAAGGTGCGTGTCGTAATCTTCCAGCGCAATCAAAAGAAAACTATGGAAAGAAAACCCACACCGAATAGGGACAGAACATGGCTATCATGGGGAACAAATGGGTTGAAAAGGAAGCCAGTAAACATTCGATTCTGAAGACTACTGCGCCATCTTACAAGCCAGAACCTGCTCCTGAATTCATTGCTATCAATCCTAATAAGCCGGTGAAACGTCACACCAACGCGGCTCGTTCGACTATGGTTAGGACATTGAGAGGGGTAAGGA